CGAAGATGCGAAAAATTATAATGTAGTAACAGGTACAGATGAGTAATGTTATCGATAAAGCACTTGGAGTAGTTGGGGATGTTATTCCACCAGAAGCATCTTTGAATCCTAAAGCTAAAATGTCTGAGGTTTCTCGTTATCCAGACGACTTGCTTGATGGTGAAGATATAGATCAAGATTATAAGTATCAAAGAGAGAACTTCTATCGGTTGGTTGAACAAGGCTCTACTGCAATTGAGGGTATCCTTGAACTTGCAAGAGAAGGAGAACATCCACGGGCATACGAGGTTGCGGGACAGTTAATCAAGAATGTCGCAGAGGTTACCGAAAAACTTGGTGACTTGCAAGAGAAGATGAAGAAACTCAAAGAGGTTCCTAACAACGCACCGAAGAGTGTTACGAATGCATTGTTCGTTGGTAGTACTGCTGAGTTACAAAAAATGTTGAAGGGGAAATAATGTACGAATATAAATGCAAAATTGTTAAGGTAATAGATGGTGACACAGCTGACGTCGATATTGATCTTGGCTTTGGTGTTTGGATGAAGAAACAGAGAGTTCGCTTCTATGGTGTGGATACACCTGAGTCTAGGACAAGCGACAAAGAAGAGAAGGTCTATGGAATGATGGCAAAGGGGTTTGTTCAAAATCACCTTCCATTGGGTTCCACACAGACTCTACGCACTAAAAAAGATGGAGTGGGCAAGTACGGCCGCATCCTTGGTGAATTCCTTTATGAATATGAATGGGAAGGTGTCACCATCAAAACAACAGTCAACGAAGAACTTATTAAAACTCATAATGCAGTTCGTTATTTCGGACAGTCTAAGGATGATATTGCAGCAGAACATTTGGCAAATAGAGAGTTGTTAAAATAAAATAGTATTATGGCTGATAATCAATATCTAGGTAATCCCAATCTCAAGAAAGCTAACGTCGCTCAAAACTGGACGAAGAAAGAACTTGTTGAGTACCAGAAATGTATGGAGAACCCACAATATTTCATAGAAAACTATGTAAAGATTGTGTCTCTTGATGAGGGTCTTGTACCATTTAAGATGTACGACTTTCAAAAAGAGATGGTAGGAACATTCCACAGCAATCGTTTCACTATCTGTAAACTACCCAGACAGTCCGGTAAGTCTACAGTTATGATATCGTATTTGCTGCATTACGCACTTTTCAACCCCAGTGTTAATATCGCAATCCTTGCCAATAAGGCAGCAACGGCACGGGACTTACTATCACGTTTGCAACTTGCGTATGAACATCTACCCAAGTGGTTGCAACAGGGTGTGATGAGTTGGAACAAAGGTTCATTGGAGTTAGAAAATGGTTCAAAAATTCTTGCCTCTTCTACTAGTGCTAGTGCCGTTCGTGGCGGTTCTTACAACATCATTTTTCTTGACGAGTTCGCGTATGTCCCCTCAAACGTGGCAGAACAGTTTTTTTCCTCTGTGTACCCCACAATTTCATCTGGTAAGACAACGAAGGTAATGATCGTTTCCACCCCGCATGGTATGAACATGTTCTATAAACTATGGGTGGATGCAGAGGAAGGTCGTAACACTTATATACCCATTGAGGTTCATTGGAGTGAGGTTCCGGGTAGAGATGATAAGTGGAAAGAAGAAACAATCAAGAACACCTCTCAGGCTCAGTTCAATACAGAGTTTGAGTGTGAGTTCCTTGGTTCTATTGATACACTCATTTCCCCATCTAAACTGAGAGTATTAACATATAAAACACCAATACAATCAAATGCAGGACTTGATGTTTATGAACAACCAAAGGAGGGTAATACATACCTTATAACAGTTGATGTCGCCAGAGGCACGTCTAATGACTACTCAGCATACATTGTGTTCGATGTTTCCCAAGTTCCATATCGTGTGGTTGCAAAGTACAGAGATAACGAAATTAAACCACTTATCTTTCCACAAAAAATATATCAAGTTGCAAGAGCATATAATCTAGCATTTGTTCTTATAGAAGTAAATGATATTGGAGAGCAAGTAGCTAACGCTATGCAGTTTGATATGGAATATGATAATTTAATTATGGCATCAATGCGCGGCCGCGCTGGTCAGATATTAGGTGGCGGGTTCTCTGGTGGTAGAGCTCAGTTAGGTGTACGAACAACTAAAGCTGTTAAAAAGATTGGTTGTTCTAATTTAAAACAGATGATAGAAGATAATAAACTTATTGTCGAAGACTTTGATACAATCAATGAATTGTCAACCTTTATCGTTAAGGGGTCTTCATTCGAAGCTGATTCTGGATGTAATGATGATATGGTTGCTTGTTTGTTTATTTTTGGTTGGTGTACAGATCAAACATATTTTAAAGAACTTACAAACAATGATATTAGAGAACAGATGTATAGGGAAAACCAAGATCAGTTAGAACAAGACATGGCACCATTTGGATTTATGATTAATGGTTTAGAGGATGAAAATATTGGTGAAGCTGTTGATGAATATGGTACAAGATGGAGTCCTATTGTCAGACATAACGGTTATACGAATTGGTAAGGCGTGGCCGCAAAGAAAGAATAGATTGGAGTGATATAGAATCCCCCTGTACAAAAGTATGTAAAATTATAAACAAAGTTTGTATAGGATGTTTTAGAACAGATAGACAAATTAGTGATTGGGTAATATACACAGATGAAGAAAGAACAAAAATAATTAAAGAAATTCAATTAGATCGTTGTCGAGTTTTATCCAACAATTAGAACACACCACTTTACTTTCATTCATTAATTTGTGAACTTCTTTTCTACTATCATCATTTACACCAACGCGTTTTGCTTGTTTACGGATTTCAATGTCGTGGGGATATAATTTAAGACATACGGTTTCACTTTCACCACAATGTTGACAATACTCTTCCCCCAAGTAGTTGTTCATCCAAGAAACCCTTTTACGATAGTTCCTACGAGCTACCTTTTTGATAGTGGATTTGTACTTTTCATAATGTTTATTTGTCATACTTTTATTTATAAGTTTTGAGTCATATAAAAGTGGGTTTTTAGAAACTTCATTTTTATAAATAAATGAGATAACAAGATAATCTATACAAGATTTTAGAAGGAGTAACAAAATCATGGCTTTTCTAGTCTCTCCTGGCGTTCAAGTTAATGAAATTGATTTAACGAATGTCGTACCCGCAGTTACAACCTCAATAGGTGCAATTGCTGGGGCCTTTGAAAAGGGCCCCGTTTCTTCCGTTGTGAATATCACATCAGAAGAAGAATTAGTAAAAATATTTGGTAAACCACAAAGTTCAAGCAATCAGTTTGAAACTTTCTTTAGTGGTTCCAACTTCCTACAATATTCAGATTCACTGAAAGTTGTTAGAGCAGAATCTGGCCTATTAAATGCTGGTGCAAACTCTGGTATCCTTATTCGTGATGATGACCATTACCAAGCAAGTTTTGAAGCTGGTGAAGGTTCTCATGGTGAGTGGGCTGCAAGAACTGCAGGAACACACGGTAATTCAATCGGTGTTGAAATCTGTGCTACTGCTACATCATACGAACAAAATTTAGGTACAGACAATCAAGTAGCTGCACTTGAACCTGCTGGTGCAACAGTAGTTGCGGTTGATGATGCTGATGCAGCTGGTTTTGCTTTCAATGTAGGTGATCTAATTTCATTCTACTCAGATGCTGGGGCAACTACACCAGTTGATGAATTTAATGAATACGAAGTTGTATCCATTTCTACTAATAACTTAACAATAAGATTAAAAGATGACGTAAATGGTGCTGGTTTACAAAACGCCATACCAGATAACTCTTTCATCAAAAGACGTTGGAAGTTCTATGACCTATTTGATGGTGCTCCTGGCACTACACAATGGGGAACAGACAATGCCCGTGGTGCTGGTGATGAACTTCACGTTGTAGTTTATGATACAACTGGTGACATTACTGGTAAAGTTGCAACAGCTGCTGGCGGAAGAACTTCTGCAGTTATTGAAATATTTGGAAATATGTCAAAGAACCCTAATGCAAAAACTGCACAAGGCGGAAGCAATTATTATTCAGACGTAATCTTTACACAATCAACATTTATCTATTGGACAGATCACATCTCTGCTGGATCAAATTGGGGAACAGATATTACTGCTGCTTACACATCAGTTGTTCCAATTACAATTGATGCATTATCAGGTGGAACAGACGATTATGCTCTAACTGCTGGTGAATATGAACTTGCATACGATAAGTTTGCTGACACAGAATCACTTGACATTAACCTAGTATTAGGTGGTCGTGGTGGCGGAGCTGGTGACACTGCAACAACTATGGATACTCATGGGACAATGATTACTGCTCTCGTAGAAACTCGTAGAGATTGTGTAGGATTTCTTTCCCCATATCGTGCAGCCACAGTTGGTGTAGCACTTTCATCTACAGCAACACAAAATGTAAAACTTGGATTTGATGGGCTACCATCATCATCTTATATGGTATTTGATAGTTCATACAAGTATATGTTTGACAAATACAATGATGTATATAGATTTGTACCACTAAATGGTGATACTGCTGGTCTTTGTGCATTCACAGATAACGTAAGAGATGCATGGTTTTCTCCTGCTGGATACAATAGAGGTAGAGTAAGGGGTGCAATCAAACTCTCACTCAATCCAACAAATGCAGAGAGAGATATTCTCTATCGTGCAAGAGTTAATCCAGTTGTAAACTTTCCTGGCCAAGGTGTAACACTCTTTGGTGACAAGACTGCTCTTACTAGACCAAGTGCGTTTGATAGAATTAACGTCAGACGATTGTTCTTGGTTCTTGAAAAAGCAATTGCAACTGCCGCTAGATTTCAACTCTTTGAATTTAACGATGAGTTTACAAGGGCACAGTTTAGAAATCTAGTAGAACCTTTCTTGAGAGATGTTCAAGGTAGAAGAGGTATTTCAGACTTTAGTGTTGTCGCTAATGGTACAAATAATACAGGTGAAATTATTGATCGAAATGAGTTTGTAGCTGACATCTTTGTTAAACCTGCTAGATCAATTAATTTCATTACACTAAACTTTGTTGCCACACGTACTGGCGTCGCGTTTAGTGAGATAGGAGGTTAATCATGGCTAATATAGATGACTTTAAAGCAAACTTAATCGGTGGTGGAGCGAGAGCTAACCAATACAGAGTAACGATCACTCCACCTTCTGGAATTGCAATAGGACTTGATGTAAGTAGAACTTCTTTTCTATGTAAAGCTGCTGCACTGCCTGGGGCTGTACTTGGAACTTTTGATGTTCCATTCAGAGGTAGGATAATTACCATAGCTGGTGACCGTCCTGCTTTCCCTGATTGGAATACAACTTTCTATAATGATACAGACTTTATGATCAGAAACGCAATGGAAAGATGGAACAATGGTATTAATGATTTTGCAAATAATACTGGTGTAACTTCTCCATCTGACTATCAAACTGATTTGACTGTAGAACAATTAGATCGTGATGACACAGTTCTGAAAACATATATCCTAAGAAACTGTTTCCCATTGGCTGTTAGTGAAATTGCACTATCTTCAGCTGAAGCTACAGAGATTGAGACATTTGAAGTAACTTGGAAGTATCAGCATTTTGAAGCTTCTGGCGTAAACTTCTAATTTTAACCTACTAAATAGAAGACAATAGTAGGAGATATTATGGCGGAATTATTTGGTTTCAAATTTGAAAAAATAAAAGACTCTGGCTCTCAAGAGAAGTTTACTGAACCTAGTTCAGAAGACGGAACTCTTGAGGTCGCTGGAGGCGGTTTTTATGGACAACTCTTAGATACTGATGGTAGAGAACGAACCGAGCAAGAC